ACTACATCCCAAGCAGGACTCGCTTCTCATATGATAGATAAAAAGACGGGACTAATCGCATCCTTCTTTGCTCCGGTGTGAAACATTAAAATAACAGCAGCCTACTCAGATTATCTAACTAAGGTGATGAATATGTCCGCAGCGAATAATCAAAATCGTAAATTACAGAATCTCATAAACATCGGTAAGATGGCTGATGATGCAATAGGCGCAGATGAATTAGTAGATAATGCAGTAGGTAATGCTGCTGTGGCCGCAACTCACCCAAAGTACCTACAATTCATGTATGACTTCTCCGCAGTTGGAGGCGCAGCAAGTTCAATCACACTAACAGATGCCGCAGGTGCAGCACAAACAATTCCAGATAATGCAGTCATTACGAATGTATCAATTGAAGGTGTAACCGACAATACAAGTGGTGGTTCAGCAACTATCGCATTGGGATATACAAGCCAAACAACCGCTTTCCTTGCCGCAACCGCATTCGATAACGCTATGTGGAATGTGAATGCAGTCACAACAGGTACACCCACCGTAGCACTCGGCAAAACAACTGCCGCAGTTTCAGTTCTTGCTACCATTGCTACTGCCGCTCTTACAGCCGGTAAGTGGTATGTTTGGATAGAGTACTTTGAAGGCGCGTGATTAAATGCCCATGAATACTAAGAAATCGCTTAACGATGTAGTACATGGTTCTCCTAAGAAGAAGAGAACCCTGTTGAAGAAGAAGAAGTGATAAGTTGGCTGAGGATACTTGGTCTGGTGTTGTTTGCACCAACGTATCCTGTGGTTGGAAAGCACCACAAATGTTGATAAGCAAGGCACAAAGTATGCGTTGCCCTCATTGTGGGGAAAGGAGATTGGAGGCTAATTGGTGATAGTGTGGATTTCTCTAAGTTGCATTTTGAGAGAAGTAAACAAGATATAAAGCACTTTTATGAGTGGCTTGGTTACAATTATGGTAATCATATAGAACAATGGATGGAGATGTACGAGAAACGTGGAGATGCACAAGTTCATAGAGTATGTATCATCGCACCGAGGGACCACTCTAAATCCACTACACTCCGAGTGAAACTAACTCATAAGTGTCTTTTTGAGACATGGAGAAACAAAACAATGACCATTTGGTTATTCTCGGCAAGCAAAGATATGGCCGCAAATCGTTTAGAAGAAATTAAAGCGGATTTACGTAACCATCCCGAGTTAAGTAAGCAAATTGATGAAAGTAAGAGTAACAGATTCAAATTATCTTTTACTAATGGAGCGTGGATAAAAGCCACCTCAGTAGGCTCTGCTATTCGTGGGGAACATCCTGCTTGTGTTGCTATGGATGACATATTAGCAGATATTGGTGATATGAATATGGATACTATCAAAAATTGGTTCCGAAAAGTTATTACACCAATGCTTTCACCGGGAACTTCCCTCTATGTGGTGGGAACTCCTATGAGTATGACAGATATTTACCATACTGAAATGCTAACTAATGAATCTTGGAAATCTGATACTTGGTCTGCTTTCCCCAATTGGGATGAGTATAAGGCCGACCCTGAGAATGTTAAATTGGAAGCATTATGGCCCGAGCATAGGTCCGTCGAATTCCTCATCGAACAAAAACTCGCCATGAACGATGAACTTGCCTTCGTTCAAGAGTATCTGTGCAAGGTCATAGATGATGAGGCCCAAGTTTTCAAGAGAAGTCTCATTCGTAAAAACATGGACATGGACGCCACCCTCGGTTTCGATATTCAAAATAGTAGTGACAATAGGTTTGTCATCGGATTCGACCCCTCTCATGGTATAGGGAAAGACTATTCTGTTATGATAGTATTACGGCAAGACCCAGAGGGTTATATTCATTTCGTGGATATGTGGCGGAGAAATGATTTTCCCCCCAATAGACAGGTTGACATGATATTAGAATGGTATGAGAAATACTATAAACCCGTTTTCGCTTGTGAGGAAGTAGGTTTCTCAAGATTATATGAAACCCTCATTACTACACGTAATGTAGTTGTCAATTTCCAGCCAAGTAAAGTGAGTAATAAGGGATTGAAACAAGCCTTGATGAATAGAGTTAGGGTATGGTTTGAACAAGGAAAGGTGGTTTGGCCTTATGGCGACCATGCTACAAGACAAACTACTGAGATTATTTTGAATGAATTAGAAAATCATGTATGGAAGGGGGGTGAGATAGTGGATGTTGGTAAACATAATGATACTGTTATGGCTTTTGCTCATGCAATAGACCAATATTCAAACATCGGCCCGACCAATATACCTTTTGCGTCAAATACGGCTAACATTGACGGGTGGATGAGGTCTAAGTCACCAAAACGTATAAACCGTCGTGGCGGTGGTAAGTATGTCTCCCTCGGTGAATAACCTGACTTCACTTAGTTGTGGGGCATTAATATTGTTATTTTTAGCAGAATTAGCGTTTTGGGTAGGATTATTTTCATATTTATCTAATAAGCGTAAGAAAGTTTCATAAGACGTTCAAAGGGTGTTTATAATATGGCGTGGTACAGTCGTTTTTTGTCTAAATCGAAAAATCAAGAAATCACTGTTGGGGGAACCCAACATATTACTGATGTTGGTTTTGCTGCGGTAGCCGGTATAAATCATATCGTCCAAAACACAGAATATATGCGTAGTGATGACAATTATGACAACGTATTTGATTTGTATGATGATATGTTGAAGTATGACCCCGAATTGAATGGAGCAGTCCGTACCGTTTCTCTAACGGCTAACAAGTATGCGGTTGATTATTCTAAAGGTCGAAATGCTACTATCAGAAATGCTATAAAGGAATTGGTTGAAAATAATCTGGATTTCGATGACCTTCTGATTAACACCATGCGTAACTTGATGGTATATGGAAATAGTATCAATAAATTGGTAGGGAAAAGAGGAAATGGGATAAGTAGTGTTCAATCCCTACCTATAAATCAGATTACTATAACGGATGAAAGACAAGAACCCTATTATGCTGATAAGCAAAGTCCCATAATGGACAATAGTAAGTATATCTTTCGTGAGCATTACTTAGATACTCAGATATTTCCCAAGAATGAAATATTCCACATTAGGATTGATTACCGTAGTAACTGGTTCAAAGATAGGTCGGCCCGATGGTCATACGGTGTTTGGGGAGCATCTCGCTTTTCATCACTTAAGCAGGCGATTCGTGCTAAATACAACAGCATGAATAATAGAATTTCTCTTGAGGACTCAATGACTAAGCAATTCATAACGATTGATAAGTCAGCCATTGAGCATATTCAAGACCCTAATGAACAGAAACTCAGACTTACTCATATTATGGATGAAGTGGCTCAGTTACTTGAGGGAATAAGAGGCGACCAAGTTCCAATTCTACCTGATTATGTGAAGATTCATCATGTTGATTTGAAAAATAGCATTCCTGATAATAGTGGATTTTTGGATAGCATCAATGCTGATATTAGTGCGGTACTTCATGTTCCAAGAGTGAGTATGGGTCAAGAGCGGGGTTCAACCTTCGCTGCAACATTCAATGCTAATCAGTGGTCTGTTCAAGCCATACGCAGATTACAACAAGTAGTAATAGAGGCAATACAGGATTTATTTTCTCGTCACCTTACCCTTTCGGGGATTCCACATAAGAAAGAAGATATACCTGTTTTATTGTTTGAATCATTAGATGAAGAACCTCCAATAGATGCTATGCGTAGGGCTACACTCGGATATGAAAAGGGTGTACTGACTTTAAATCACGCCCTCACAATATTGGGATTACCATCAGAGAAAGATGGGGATGACAGAAGCAAAAAGGATAATATTATACAAGAGGTGCAAGAAGATGACGAACCAGAAAACGAGTGAAGCAGTTACTAATCTAAAAATTGCTGTCATCGAGGCACGCATTGAAAAACATGACCAAATGCTTGAAAGTCTGATGACTTCCAATACCAGTTTGCTGACTTCTATAGCAGAATTATCTGCTTCTCATGCAACAACCAACGATTTACTGAAAGAAGGCTTTGATGTAATGAAGAAGATAGTAATAGCAGCTTTTGCTCTTGTCGCCGGAGTCGTGGGTCTTAGTGGTCTTATGTTTCCGGCGGGATTTCTATGAGTGAAGATATTGATGATGCGTTAAAACGCGCAGAAGAACTCGCCGAAATAACCGGGCGTGACAAAAAAGATATTATCGCTGACCTTCTTGATGATGGTCAATTAAATATGAGTGCAGGTGAAGATATAGATAACAAAGATTTTCTTGATATAGCACAAGAAAAGGTGGATAAACTAAAGGCGCTTCTAATGACATTACTTCCTGTATTTGCTCTTATAGTGGGTGGAACTGGATTTGAAATGTTCGGTGTTACTGATTGGTCGCCCGTTGGGGATGATTATCCAGAAGAAGAATACTATGATGTGTATGGGTGTACTGACCCAAATGCTATTAATTATATGTATGATGCTACGGTAGATGATGGGTATTGTAGTTATGATGAAGAAGTCTATGGTTGTACTAATGATGCTGCGCCTAACTATGATGAACTTGCTACGATAGATGATGGTTCATGTGAACCAACCGAAGAAGTGATAGAAGGTTGTACTGATTCAGAAGCAGATAACTACAATTCCGAAGCAGAGGAAGATGATGGGTCGTGTGAATATCCCCCACCACCTGAATGTGAACCTGTCTATTATGACATATATGTATTTTACCAATCTAACAATACGAAAGTAGTAGCAGATTTCGATATTGATTGTAGTAACGAAGAGGCAACTGAAAATGTGGAAGTACAATTCTTGGCTTGGACTAATGGTACTAACCCATCTAATTCAGAAGGGCCTTATAATTGGACAAGCGAACATTATGATATTGCGGGGGAAGAGTGGGATAGTCACCGATTAATTCTTGGTAACTTCACACATGGTTATTATGACCTGTATGTATATCTTATAGGGGAAGACGGAGAAATAGATATTGAGAAAAACTGGTTGAATATAGAAATAAACGGGGAAACTTAAATTAATCGTAACCCTCTATGTTATAATATGGGTTTTATACACGTAATTGCCGGAATGATATTTGGTCTATTTTTATGGGGTAGTTTAATATTCTTGATATTTAGTAAAGCAGATTTTAGTTTTGATATAGGTGATTGATATGCCCACAAGACAACTTGGAGAACCAAAAGATGATTTTCTGAGTCGTTGTATGGGGGATTATAAGATGAAACAAGAATTCCCTGATAACGACCAAAGATTCGCAGTATGTCAAAATTACGCCGAAGCAAAGGTTGAAAAGACAGATGCCTCAATTGATACCACTATGAGTTGTACTTGCGGTGGTAATACTGAGGCCACAGAAGAACCTATGGCTGATGAAGATGCGGGTTATCCTCCTAATTGTAATGAGGGGTATGAAGAGAAAGATGGTGCTTGTATGAAAGTATCAGTAATGCTTGACCTTGATATTAGTGATGTTGATAGTATGGTTGAAGCCAGTACAGGCAAAACTCTAATGAGAATAAGTGGTATTGCTTTCCATGAAGGGTATAATAAAAATAATTGGGCTATTAGTAAAGATGCTGCAATACGTCTTGCAGAAGAAATGAAGGGTCTTGATTTGACACTTCATCATCCTGATGCAGAACATGGTCATTTTACTCGTAATATGAATGGTGAAGTTGAAAAATCCACTATTGGTGAAATAGTTGAAACGTCTTTTGAAGAAGAAGAAGAAGATAAATGGAATGTTCGATATGTAGCAAATGTATATCGAGAAGAATTATTTGAATCCCTTGAGTCTGGTCTATGGTTGAAAGGGGATTATGGTGTCTCTATTGGAGGGACAGGTGTTCCTGATATAATTACTGAATCAGAAGAAGGCAAAACAAAGATGTTTTTTGATAGTGATTTCACTTTGGACCATCTGGCTATTGTGTATCGTCCAGCATATCCCCGAGCAAATATAGAAGAGGTCGAAAAGATAGTAGCAGAAGAAATGGTTAAATATGAACCCGACTCTTTAACAAATCAACCGGAAGTGAATGAAATGTCCGACGAAGTGATTGAGACTCCTGACTATCAGGCAGAAATTGAATCCCTTAAGGCAGACCTTGTTCTCCGTGAAGCCAAAATCTCAGAGTTTGAGAATGAAGAGGCTGTACGGGAAGAAGAAAGTCGTCTTGAGTTGGTAAATAAAGCAACAGAAGTTGGATTGAAAGGCCATGATGACTTTACGAAAGAGACACTTGAGCAAGTTATTGCTTCTTGGGAAGCAAGCAGGCCCGAGCCACAAGAAATGGCTCCTGCTACTCCCGCAACAAGTGTTGAAAGCGAAACAATTGTGGTAGAGGAAAACAAACCTGTTGTTGCGAATTATCTAAACGGAACTATGGTAGAAAGCGACGAGAGTGTTTATTCTCGCGCTTACAACTCATGGGTTGCGGCTTGGAATGGTGCTTACAACGGTGTTAATGATATTACTGCACTAACTTACGAGGAAACCAAAACAAACTGAGGTGATTATGAATGGCTTATGGCGGAACAACCCAACCACGCACAGCAACCCTAAAGGATACTGCGTATGTGTATGGACCGGGAAAACTATTAACAATGGATAGTACGAACAACACACTTGACCTAACTGCGAATAACGAGATTGCGATTGGTGTTTCAGCAGCAGAAGGAAGTCGAGATTCGGCTCTTGCTTACGAAGCAGCGAGCGCAACTGTGGCTTACTACCCTCTTGGCGGAGTACTGATGATTCAGTCAGCCGCTTCACAAACTTACACTACAGGACTACTTGTATATGCACAAGCAGATGGTCTTGCAGGAACAACCTCTTCTTCCCGTAAACTCATTGGAGTTTATGTGGGTAACGGGGAGACAACCGGCGCACTTGGAGCAAACGGAGCAGGAGATTCTGCTGCTGCCTCCAGTGAGGGCGACCTCATTCCGGTTATGACCGCAGGAGCGGCAACTGCTTGATAGGAGATGATGACATGGCTAACAAGACACTTGAAGAAATTGTATATGCAGACAGCGCGGTATCACCTAAAGGTGGTCCCTTTGGACCCGGTGATGCGGTTCTTGAACAGACATTGAGAGACTTTATCCAACTACAATCAACTACGATTGCTGTAGGAACACAGGTTGTCGGAGTACGTAGTGCGCCGTGGCTTGAGTTCAAATGGTACACTGGTGCTGAGGGGTCATTTAGTTACCCCATAGATGACAGTGCTGTGGTTGACCCAACCAAGATTGGAACCAGTAGTTACTCGGTCAAGTTGGAGAAAGGTCAGGGACGCACTGTGTTCCTTGACTCCACCCTTCTACGTGGCGAGACATGGGAAAACATGAACCGTCAACAGATGGCTATTGTCCAACAGAGAGCAGATGTTATCGACAACCACATTCTTACGAAGTTGGTTGCTGGTAAAGGTCAGACTAAGGCGGCTACCGCTACCTTCGGTGCGGCTACTGCTGATGAGGAAAAGGATATTCTTGACACTATGGACCTTATCTTTACCAATGGTCGTGTATCAGGAAATGAAAGCATGGCGCTTATCCTTCCATCCAGTGTTCGTTCCACAATGATGAACACTCAATTGTACGGTAATGTTGTTGAGTCGCTTGGCGACCACCTAAATAACGTCGCTGGACTAAGACTCTATTACTCAAGGGACCACGGCAGCGGTACGGCTCTTACTACAAGCGCAGTACTAATGATTCCGGGTGCTGGAACGGCTGAGTTCTTCCAGTACAACGGACCGGGTTTCATGGAGACTGAGATGACTCGGGTAGAAGGTGTTGGCTATTCATGGCTTCTAACCTCTTACTTGGGTACAGTTATCCACGAACACCAAGATGGTGCGGGGGCTGGCACAAGCAACCGTATTGCTACTATCACAGGTGTTATCTCCTGATGGGGCTGACTAAGTGAGTAAGCAGCCAAGCAAGGCAAGCCTACTTAAGAAATGTCGCGACATTGGTATTCCCATACCAAGTAAGCCGACAACCGCTGAACTTGAGCATCGCTTAGAGCATTGGATACCCGGAAAGGGGTGGGTAGTGCGTTTGGCTAAACGCAGCACAGATAAAAAAATAGAAGCACTTGAGTTCGGTATTGTGTATTGGATGCCGAATTCCAATGCGGCACATGATATTATTGCTACTCGCAAGGTATTTGTGCTAACCCGCACTCCAAATCCCCCTAAAGACGCTGTTGTTTTAGATGTGTCAAAAGGACTATTAAACAGAAAAATGGTTGGTGTAACTAATGGCGATAACGACGGCTCAAATTAGGAATATGTTAAATCGACCAAGAGGGTTGGTCTAGGATACTATTACAGAGTATGTAAATCTACGTACTCGCGAAGTCGATAAGAAAGCCAGAGATGATAATTATGAAGTTACTTCTACATATCAGGTTACTGACGCATTGAAAGAAGATGCTGTTAAACTACTAACCTGTGTTGATTGCCTACTTGTGTTGGTAGGTACTATCCCACTCTTTTATCCTGAACAAGAGCAAGCAGTAAATGAGCGTAGATTTAAAGAACAGTTAAAGGTATTTCAGGAACGGGCAAACGCGGCACTTGCTTTAATCGAGGAAAAAGGAGGGACTGCTTTCGCGGTGGATAGAACCAACACCAGAGTAGAAAGTACGTCACCTGAAAACAGGTCAACCTTTACTTCGTGATTATTATGGCTACTAAATACTGGATAGCAACGGGCGCTGAAACAGCATCAAGCACAGCAGCCAATTGGGATACGGCAGCAGATGGTAGTGGTAGTGCTGGTGTTCCCAGTACTGGCGATGAAATGGTATTCGGTCATCCGGTTACTATTGCTGCGCGTCTGGGATTGGCTCCCTGTGCATTAACAACAAGTACAGCAGGTCAAATGTTCGTGCTTCATGGTTATAATGCTGATTCACAAACTGTAACAGGTAAGTTCACTATTACTGATACCAGCGGTGGTGGTACATATAGTGCAACTATCGCACATGGAACGGGAAATGAACCATATAATCCAGAAGTAAATTTCTATGATTTTTTTGCTATTGGACAAAAAGTAACACTTACTGGTAGTGGAAGTAATAATAACAAATATGGAACCATCACAGGTATTGTTAATTCGGGAGGAACACAAACAATGACACTTAGTGCTGGAGGAAGCGCGTATGCAAACGAACTCGGAGCAACTTATACCATTACATCTCTTGGGGCCTATATTGATTTGGGGGCAAACATCAGTCTTGGCTCCCTTTATCTCAATGGAACCTTGAAGAATGATAGTGGGACTGGTTATGCTATTACATTCGTGCATACTTCCTTTGATGCAGACGCAGATACGGGTGGAAGTTCAATAGCACAGACTTTAGGTGAAGGCTATCATAATTATGCAGCCACATCAGGTTCAACTACCTATTACTACTATGTTCAAAATGGAAGTAATGCAGTTATCGAGAATCAGGATGATATAACCTATACTATGAGTACCATTGATACAACCCCCAAATATCTTGCTTTTGATAATGGTCCTCATCCCATAGTCTCAATGAATTGTGCATCAAGTAATATTGGTTACGTGACTCCACAACAACCACGAATTCCACTTAATGATTATGCAAAAACAGAATTCTATGGCCTCACATTCAATTTCGCAGATAATGATACGGGAATATTGTTGAAACCACATAAGGACTTGATGAATCCTGAATATGATGTTAATAAAATATTCAGTATGACTACCAATTCCTTCACATATCAAGGAGCAACCTTAGATGCCGGACAATCTACTTGGGAGTTTATTGGTGGGGCAAATGGAGCAGTTTTCAAACTTCCCTGTAAAGGAGATATAACAAACTATGGGACAGGACATGCTACCAGTGTATTCACTCCTAAATGGAATAATGTGGTTCTATATGGAACCGCAAGCAGTACTCATGCTACTAAAGGTACTCTATTTACAATACCTTCAACCTTCACTTTCGCTTGTAATAGATTGGAGATAACCTCTGCTTGTCGTCTTATTGGTAGTTCTGCAACGGCTCCCTCTTACATTAAAACCTCCACCCCTGTTGTTTTCAGAGGGGGAACATGGGGTTTCACAAGACTTCGTGAGAATTTTTATATCTCCGATGGAGGGTCAACCAGCACTAATTATCCTGATGAACTTCTCTTCCCTGAAAACGGCGGTACAGGTCTTTCCTCTGTATCATCTTACGGCCTATTATATGGGCCTTCTGCTCAAGGTGCTGCTCTTGGAGTATTGGCTTTGGGTAGTGCCGACGAAATACTTAGTGTCAATGCTGCTGGTAATGCTATCGAATGGGCTGCTGCTGGTGGTGGTAGCGGTGATATAACAGCAGTTGTAGCGGGTGATGGCCTGACAGGTGGTGCTACAAGTGGTAGTGCTACTATAAATATTGGGCCGGGTAATTTAATTGATGTTCAAGCAAATCAAATAGATGTTGATTTGAGTGAGTTGACTGATGGTACAGCGGATGTTGTAGGTTCAGCCGATGAATTAGTATATCTTGATGCTGGAAGTCAAAAAAGGAAGCAAATTGATGAAATAAAATTGGGGCAATTCAATAATGACCAAGGTTGGACGGCTAATGCAGGTGACATCACAGGTGTAACAGCAGGTGTTGGTTTATCAGGTGGTGGTTCTTCTGGTGGTGTTACATTAACATTAGATTTATCTGAATTAAGTACAGTTACTCCTGCTGATGGAGACTTCTTTTCGACATTAGATTCTGATGGTGCTAATGAACAAAAAACAAGCACAACTGCATTGGCTACATTATTTGCCGGTGCAGGACTAACCGCTACGAGTTCAGTAATAGCCAACGATGTGATTGGTAAACATACTATATGGGTTCCCGCTGCCGCCATGCGACCAACTGCCTCTAATGGTTGTTCTGTATTAACAGTAGTTGAAACAACATCAGGTAGGCCCGATATGCAAGTATTGGATTTTGATGATGGTTCAAATGAACACGCACAATTCCAAATTGCTTTTCCTAAATCATGGAATGAGGGTGTCATACAATTTCAGGCTTATTGG